AGCTTCTTCATACTTACTCCTTTCTATTTTCTCTTATTTGTTGATTCATATTGTCAATGAACTCATCATTCCATTGCATTAACTTAAGACCTATTACTACAATCAGTATAATAGATGCATAGAACATAGTAACTAAATGGGTTTCATCCATTATTGCTATGTAAATAAACAATACTAATATACTCAATATTAAGCATAACTGTACTATTCTCATATATTACTCCTTCTTATTTATTTATTGTCAACTAACTACTCCATTCGGTATTATCATCGTACTATCGGGGAGAGTGTCCAGCGAGAACTCTCGTTCTTGCTGGTTTTTTTTTCCCACGAGGATAAAAAAAAGCCCTGCCGATTAAGGCAGGGCTAATCTTTATGGAACTATTATATTAATGTTCCTTGTTTTAATGCATTCTTTAAGAACGCTTGGCTTTCAGCAGATTTCTTGATATCTGTCTTAACCTTTTTATTACTTGAGGGAGTCCAATCTTTACCAATTATTTTCTTATATTGCTCTTTAGCAACATTTAGTAAATATTCTGCTCTCTCAATGTTTAACTCTTGTGCTTTACTCGCAAAAGTTAGTTTATTAGACTGATTAATGTCAATTTCAGTTTGATTATCTTCAGCAATCAATTTCTGAATCTTCATTTTAGTCTTATCGTGTGTTTCAATACATCTATCTAAATGGTATTGAAATGATGCAACGAATCTACTTGCATCAGCACTTCCGTGCCAACTCCAATTCTTATCTTCATAAAATACAGATACGAATTGTTCAAAGAAGTTAGTGATTGTTTCTTCAATAACTTCTTTACTAGACTCAAATGTATCTCTCATTGACTCTAGTCTTTCGTTAGAAAAATCAAATTCTCTAACTTCACTTGCTAATGTATTTGTCATTATTTGACTCCTTTCATATTAGCTATATTATTTAATGAAAATGGCGAAACCTTGTCATATATCTGACTAATTTCAGCATCTATTTCATTCTCATTATCTTTATTACGAATACTATCTAACTCTTGTACTCGTATCTTATCACTATCTGATAGACTAAATTCAAACCAATCTATCAAGTCGTTTATATTGCTCATATAACTCCTTTCAGTTAATGTTTAGCAATTTACCCAAACTCACGGGTTGCCGTGAACGAAACGAGGGGATTCCTTGCTTGGAAATGCGACAGAGTGTTAGCGATCTTGCTGACACTATGTTGCATTTAGGTCAACAGACCGACAAGCGAAGGGGAGTCCTTGTTATCGTAGGCTAATCCCGTGTGTGTGGAGGGGCCCATAGGATAGTGAGCAATCTACATCCTAAGTATGTGATTGCGAGGGGTTGACACCTTAATCTATATTAAGTGTCAAATCCGTATGGGAGGAATACCCGCAGCGAATTGCTTCCTGCAATTTGCGAGGATATTCGTTTCTCAAGGAGATCGTAAGAACCTTTGAGGGTTCTTACCACTACAGTTAGTAGTGTGAGTAGTGAATGATACTAAAGTGCCATAATAATACTTGACAAGAGGATTTTAATATTCCACTAACGATAAGAAGCAGAATAAATAATAATGAACGAGTTAACAGATAAGCAGAAGGCCTTGGTTGATACCATCGTAGCAACAGGATGTAGTATCAAGGAAGCAGCAGAAAAGGCAGGATATTCAACAAAAGGATCACCTGAAGCAGGGAGAGTAAGTGCTTCTCGCACACTACGATTACCAAAGGTACAGAGTTATATGCAATCAAGGATAGCACAAACTCTAGGACTTGGTGCAGTAAGTGCGAGTAAAAGATTAATCGAGTTATCTAACGGAGCACGATCTGAATATGTTCAGCTCGAAGCTAGTAGAGATATACTCGATAGAGTAGGATTAAGAGCGCCCGATAAGGTAGCTCATAATATACAAGGCGATATTAAGATCAATATCGACTTGACTTAATCCTTCGGTATAAGGACTTCCTCTTTCGATTTGAGCCCAACCAACAGGGGGGGCGAAAATCTATCATCGACAGATGACTAGTGGAGTAGTACACACAATAAAGGTTATTTTAAGTTCACTATGTCAAAGAAGAAAAATACCTTCGGAATAAATACTTATGTGAAAACGACCAAAAAGAAAATTGGCCGACATAAGAAAAGACTAAATAAATCAGAAAAGTTAAATTATAAGAAATACAACCGACAAGGGCGATAGTCTGTGCGTTGGAAATAATTTTTTTTTAAGTATAAGTCCGTCTTACCCACAACAGTAATAGGAGTTATATGAATTATTTAGTTAAGATATGGAATCGTGCCGATTCTAATTTCAAGAAAGAAATATTGTTTAATGCCGACAATGATGTTATAGCTATGCAAAAGGCATCAGCTGCAACACCAGACGGATGTCGTGCAACATACGAAGAAATAGATAAGGAGAAATATGAAAAAGAAAAAGCCATCAAAACCAAAGAAGACCAAGAAAGTCAAATATGGCAAACCGAGCAAAAAGAAAGGGTACTAGAGTCGAAAACAGGATAAAGAAGTTATTCCTGGAACTAGGTATTCCAACAAGAAGGCAACCAATGTCTGGAGCTATTGTTGGATTTCCACATGATGTCTATGCAGATATTATGGGTGGACTTAGTATTGAATGCAAAGCTAGAAAGGGAGCTAAAGGATTTGTCACTATGGAGAAGTGGCAAGGTAGTGCAGATCTTTTAGTTCTTGTTTCAGATTATCAAGAACCAAGGGTTCAAATGAGATGGAGAAAATTTAAGGAGTTAATAGGCTATGTCGTTTCTCAAGAGCTTGAGTCTAAAGGATCGTAGAAGATTAAGAACCATAGTCAAGAAAACTCACTTTAGTTTTTATCCAAAAGACAAAATCACAGATTACGAAGCAGATAAATTAGTTGAAGCATTTGGTGAAGAAACAGTCTATAACTTGTTAAAAGCCAATGTAGGAACTAATGTCGATTAATTTTAAATATAAACCTGACGGAGAAACATTAAAAACCTTTATGAAGTCTAATGACTTCTTTAGAGGTTTAAGAGGCCCAGTTGGATCAGGTAAATCTGTGAGTTGTTGTATAGAGATATTTCGTAGAGCATTACTTCAGCAGAAGAATAAAGAGGGAATAAGAAAATCTAGATGGGCAGTAATTAGAAATACAAACCCCCAATTAAGAACCACTACCATTAAAACTTGGTTAGATTGGTTTCCAGAAGATAAGTGGGGAGATTTTGCTTGGTCAGTACCTTATACCCACAACATAAGAAAAGGAGATTTAGAAATTGAAATTATATTCCTTGCTCTTGATAGGCCTGAAGATGTTAAAAAACTTTTATCACTTGAACTTACAGGTGTTTGGGTTAATGAGGCCAGAGAGATACCTAAGAGCATTATTGATGCTTGTACTATGCGTGTGGGCCGTTTTCCATCTATGCGTGACGGAGGTGCAACATGGTACGGAGTTATCGCAGATACTAATGCACCTGAAGAAGATCATTGGTGGCCGATAATGGCAGGGGATGTTCCCGTGCCAGATCATATATCTAGAGATGAAGCTCTGATGTTAATCAAGCCTGATAACTGGAGTTTCTATTCTCAACCATCAGCTCTTGATGAAAAGAAAGATAAAGATGGAACTACAACAGGTTACGATTACAGTACTCTCTCTGAAAACAAATCAAACTTAACTCCAAAATATTATGAGAATATTATTAGAGGTAAAACAAAAGGATGGATCGATGTTTATGTTTTAAACAAACTCGGTAGCATCGAAGAAGGCAAACCTGTCTATCCAAACTTTAAACAAGAGATACATTTAGCAAAAGAAAAATTAGAACCTAATCCTGTCCAACCTTTATTTATAGGTATTGACTTTGGATTAACTCCTGCTGCTGTCTTTGCTCAAAGACTAACTACAGGTAGATGGCATATCTTAAATGAACTTGTTTGTTTTGATATGGGGGTTATGAGATTTTCAGAATTACTTAGAGGAGAGATAAGAAAATTATATAGAAATTATGAGGTCATGATATATGGAGATCCTTCTGGAGATTTTAGATCTCAAACAGATGAAAGAACTCCATTTCAAATTATGAGAACATATGGATTGAAAGCTATACCAGCACCATCCAA